CGCTCGACGGGGAATAACCATGTCGGTGCGAGGTAATACCTCCGGTGAGTACTTTGGAGAGTGGTTCGGTCCGGTAGAGGTTGTACCGGGCGGCATGTCGGCCAGTATTGGCGGCAGTGGCGGGATTACCGCAAATCTCGTTGGTGTTCGGGTTGAGGAAACCACTAATTCCGGTGGTTACATCCGCACCAGCGACCGCAGGCGCACTCAGAAGGAAATTGACGAAGCGCGGCGCAAATTTGGCATTGCCGTACCGGAAGAAGTTGAAGAAACAGTTGCGCAGGAAGCGGTAGCAATAGCCAAGACGCTGACGCTACCCAAGAAACTAGAACAAGCAAAAACTGATGATTTTGAGCAATACAGGGAAAAACTGATTGCTTGGCTGGAAGCGGATTTAGCAGCGCGAGAACTGACACGACGGGTAAAAGAGCGGGATTTTATGGTTGCAATCATGGTCAGTGCGCTGATAGCCGCTTGATACTTGCATTTCCATGGAAGTGAGCGCATACTCACAAAATACGTCTAGTTGACGGTGACATTAGGAGTTCAAATGTCGGAAGAAGTAGTTGAAGCACCCAGTGCGCCTTTGTTTGTACCTGCTGAACCAGTAGCACCAAAGGAAGACGCACCTCCTGCCGCGAGCGGCGAAACCGCTCAGAATCCCGCAGAACCGGCACCTGCGAAGACGGAACCAGCACCCGGAGAAGGCAAAAATCGCCTTTCAAGAAAACTGGATCGGGCTTACAGGGAACGTGCAGAAGCGCAAGCGAGAGCGGAGTTCTTTGAGTCGCAACTGAAGGAGTTTCAAGCAAAAGCCAACCCACCAAAAGCGGACGGCGCACCAAGGCTTGAGGACTTCAGCGACATTCAGGAATACGCCAAAGCCTACGCAGAGCACGAGAAGCAGCAGACTTTCAAGCAACTTGAAACACGGCATCATCAGCAATCGGCGGCAAAGCAACGCGCTGAACTGGTGGCGGGATGGGAACAGAAGTCCGCGAATGCGAAGTACGAGGACTTTGACGAGGTAGTGGGTGATTTGCAACCCACAACCCCTTGGGCGGTTGCAGTCATGGAAGCCGACAACGGCGACGAGATTGCTTACTACCTGGGCACTCATCTTGAAGAGGCTAAAGCCATCGCGGCTTTGTCTCCGACTGCGCAAATCCGCGCGATTGGGAAGCTGGAAGCAAAACTTGCTGCGGAACCCGCGAAGCCATCACCGACTTCTAAGGCTCCGGCTCCAATCAATCCGGTTAGCGGTACGGGATCACCTCCCGCCCCCGTTGACCCGAAGACAGAAAGTTTTGAAGCGTTTATGAAACGCCGAAACAAGGAGTTGGGCCGCAAGTAACCGAAAGGGTTCACTGTGGCAAATTCGATTCTGACTATTGACGAGATCACTTCCGAGTGTCTCCGTCTTGCGCACGAGAAAGCCAGTTTTCTCGGCACCATCAACCGCCAGTTTGATAGTTCCTTTGGCAAGGAAAACGGGAAGATCGGCGATACCCTGCGTATCCGCCTGCCTGCCCAGTACACCCGCCGCCAAGGCTCCCGCGTCATGGACGTGCAGGATGCCCAAGAGCAGCGCACCAGCCTTGTTGTCGCTACTCAGGACGGCGTGGACATGCGTTTCAACTCGCGTGAACTGTCGCTTGACTTGACCAACTTCAGCAAGCAGCACCTTGAGCCTGCAATGGCTGTCCTGATTTCGGGTATCGAGTCGGACGTTCTGCAAGGCGTTACCAAGAAGGTCTACAACGTTGCCGGCACTGCTGGCTCGCCCCCGACTGACTTGGTGGCTACCGGCGCAGCGCGTGCCAAACTGAACCAGTTCCTTGCCCCGAAAGACGGCAAACGCTACGTTCAGATGGACTCAGTAACGATGGGCGGCATGGTCAATGGCCTGAAAGGTTTGTTCCAAGACTCGACTCAGATCAAGGAACAGTATCGTGAAGGCATGATTGGCCGCACCGCGATGGCCGACTTCTACGAGAACGAACGTGTGTACACCCACACCAACGGCGGCGACATCACCGGCACCACGGACGCTGCGGCGCTTGTGACCGATGGCGGCAATACCGTTGACATGCACACGACCATCACTACCGCGAATCAGACGGTGGGTTCCGTGTTCACCATCGCTGGCGTTTACGCTCTGCACCCCGAAACCAAGGCTTCGTATGGCTATCTGCAACAGTTCGTGATTACCGCTCTCGGCGCGACCACGACCACTGTTAGCCCGACGATCTACCTGACGGGTGCACGCAAGAACGTGGGTTCTTCGACTGGTGCTGATCTGGCTACCACGGACTTCAACAGCAAGGCCGTTACCTTTGTGGGTGCTGCCTCGACCTCGTACACGCAAAACCTGATGTATCACCAGGATGCGTTCACCTTTGCGACCGGCGAACTCCCGCTGATGTCGGATTCGGTGCGTTGCGTGGTCAAGACCTACGACGGCATCAGCCTGCGCCTCTGGCAACAGTCGGACATCCGCAACGATGAATTGCTGACTCGTCTCGATATACTTTATGGCTACGAGGCAATCCGTCCGCAGTGGGCTGCGCGCATCACCAGCTAGTAAAGATGCCGGGGAAACCCGGCTCTTTTCCATCCACATTTGAAAGGAAACAAAAGTGACTCAACCCACTGAATACGAACAAGTCAGTTACAACTCGCCGGATGGTGCGCAGTTTGGCAAAGCGGCATCGGACAAAGCCGGTTTCTTCGGCGCAACTCCGGTATCGCAGCGTGCATCGTCCAATCAGGCTACTACCAATATCGCAGTGTCGGCTTCGTTCGGCGCTACGCAATTGGCGGTGATTCAGGAGATCATGAATACCATGATTGCCCTTGGCTTGTACAAGGGTTCGGCCTGATGACTAAGGGGAAGGTGGGCATCTGCACACCCTCCCTGAGTGGACCGACAGCGCCCAATGTTGCGGCAGTCGTTGCTAGTCTGCCGTTGATAAAGGAAGCGGGTTGGTCCGCTGCCGAGTATTACCATGAACTTGGTAATGCTTACATTTCGCAGGCCCGTTCCGCCATGTTGGGGAAGGCTTTGCGCGATGGCTGCGATGTCATCGTCTTTATCGATTACGACCTGTCTTGGAAGCCTCAAGACTTGTTGACCCTGATCGAGACTGAGGGCGATGTTGTCGCAGGGACGTACCGATTCAAAGAGGACAAGGTTCACTTCATGACCGCCTTGTTTGTCGATGAAAACGACCAGCATATCTATCGTGAAGATGGATGTGTGTTGGCTAACCGGGTATGTGCGGGATTCCTGAAGTTCACCCGAAACACGGTAGCGCGGTTTTCGTTGGCGTACCCCAATCTGGTCTACAAGAAAGATGAAGAAACGTATGTCGATATCTTCAACCACGGCGCGCACAACGGGCAATGGTGGGGTGAGGACTATGCGTTTTGCCGTAACTGGAATGCTATTGGCGGGCAGGTTTGGCTAGTGCCTGACCTTGATTTGACGCACCACGCGGGCGACAAAGCCTACCCTGGCAACTTCAAGGAATCGCTTGCACGCGAAGCAAAGAGGAAAGCAAATGGAACTGCGGATGCATCACCCGAATCACGGATGGACGGTGGTCTACAACACGCCGGAAGTGGAACGCTTGAAGGCGATAGGTTGGCAGCTTGAAGTTCAAGAAACGAAAGCGCCTGAGGTTGAGACGCCGGAAGTAGAAGCGCCGCGACGCGGCAGACCGCCGAAAGGGAAGTAAATGGCAACCCCATCCACGATGATAGTCCGCAGTCTCCAACTCATCGGTGAGAAGGGGATTGGCGAAACACTGACTGCGGCTGAAGAAACGGCATATCTTGCCGTACTCAACTCGATGATGGAGTCATGGAGCCTTGAGCGGCTTATGGTCTATCACATCCTTGACGAAGTATTCACCCTGACTGCCGGTGATGGTTCATACACTATAGGTACTGGCGGCGACTTCAATACGACCCGTCCCCTCAAGATAGAGGGTGCTGTAATCCGCGATACGGATGACGCTGATAGCGGGGTTGAGATTCTAGGCGCGGATGCTTGGCGGCGCATTGTCCTCAAGACCAGTACCGGAAATAGTTACCCGTCTTATCTGTACTACGATGCGCAGTACACCAGTGCACGCGGGGTCATCAACCTGTGGCCAGAACCTCAAGCGGGTTTGAGGCTGGTCATTTCCTCGTGGAAGCAGTTGCAGACCTTTGCGTTGATTAGCACGACGCTTGCGCTGCCGCCAGGATACGAACGGGCGATTATCTACAACCTTGCCATTGAGCTTGCAGGCGGGATGATTGAGCCTGCGCCTAGCGTGGTAAAGATTGCGCGCGAGTCCAAGGGCGCTATCAAGCGGGTGAATGTACCGGATATGTCAATGACGCTAAACCCTGCGCTTGCGGGTGTTGGGCGCGGTGGTGCTTCTATCCTGACGGGTCCGTAATGAAAGAGCAGACGATCCCGCTGGTTGGGAGTCCCACCACTCGCGTATCCAGTGGTGTGCCTGTCTATAACTACGACCAGCGTTTTATCAACTGCTTCCCAATCACTACCAAGAACACGATTACCGGGCAGGGATCGGTAAGGCTAAACAAGCGGCAGGGGTACGCGCTCTATCAAACACTGGCAAGTTCTGGATTCCTTGGCAACCCCGGCGCATATATGTGGACCGGGTATTCAGGCGGCGCATTGCCTGTTTTCTCTGTGTCCAATATTGCAACCGCCAAGGTAAGAATTTACGACAGCAACGGAACGCAGATTGGCGGCGACATCAGCAATGCGTACTACTGCACTTCGCTGACTGAAACCAAGATTTCAGGGGTTGCGCATCTTGTCGCGTATATCCATGACAGCGCAATTCCTACGGTCATTCGTGCCTACTACTTCCCTGAAGGCGGGGCATGGACGGAAATAGCGGACGCTGATTTCCCGCCGAATTTTGGAACGCCTGTTTCTTTGATTGGCGATCCCATTCACATGAATGGCGTGATGATTGCAATGGCGGTGGACGGGAAACTTTATAACTCCGACCTGAACACGTTGAGCGGATGGACCGCCACCAGTTTCCTTGAGGCGCAACGCAAGCCCGATGCAGGGATGGGGTTGCAGAACTACAAGGACACAGTAATCGGGTTTGGGCAAGATTCCATTGAGTTCTTCCAGTACACCGGGAACGCAACGGGCAGCGTGTTAAGCCGGATTCCTGGCGCTGTCATCAATCTTGGTTTGCCGACAGTCTCCTTGGATGACAGGCGCTCCATTGCTATTGGCGAGCAGATATTTTTCTATGGCGTTGATGCCAAAACTGCCGTGATGCATATCTATCGGCTTAATGGGTATTCCGCCGAGATTATTTCAAATGATGCGGTGGATGAGTACATCAACTCCAATGCTTCGCCGCCCTCTAGCAATCATTTGGTGGGCGGGTTCAAAAGTCTCGGCTTGACGCATTTGATGACGAACATATCGTTCGATAACGGCGGCGGGTACTTTTGCTATTGCATTGAAAAAAATGTCTGGTGGATTTTCAAGTGCGCCGAATCGTTCTCGCCTGCGGCTGCGCTTGGCGATTATTTGATTGGCAACACGCAGCGCAAACTGTATCAGCACGCATCGTCGTATCAAGACAACAGCATCACCATTGAAATGACGGTGCAGACTGATCCGCTCGATCAAGGCACTAACCGCAAGAAGTTCTATCACGCCGCCGAATTGATAGCCGACCGTCGCAGCACCAGCGGCAATACCTCGATCAGTTGGAGCGATGACGATTACCAGAACTTCAGCACCGCACGGACGATAGACCTGTCTACCGGCTCGCGTCGCATCACGCGGCTTGGTTCGACGCAACGTGCCTACAACAACAAGCGCGCGTGGAAGATCACGGAAACCGTGAATGCGCCGTTCCGTGGCGAGTCGCTGAAACTTTGGTACACGGAAGGCACGACATGATCCAAGCCGTGAACATCGGCGGATTCGCTGCCCGCGACCTGCAAGGGCTGGACAGGTGGGAATCTTTCACGCCGGTATTCGGCTCGCTCACGGTTGTTGGGGCGACGAACTACACCGGGCGGCTGCGCATTGTCGGCAAGTCCGTTGAATGCCAAGTCAAGTTCTCTGCCGCGACCTCGATTGCCTCGACGGCGGGAACGGATTACCTGAACCTGCCGATAGCGGCGGGCGGCATCGCGGGCTTCGGCGTGATGACGAACGACACGGCCAATACGGCGGTAGGTACGTGCCACCTTGATGTGACCACTTCGCGCCTGTACCTGCCCACGCAAGCCGCATCGGCCAGCGTGTTTACCCTGTACTTCACCTACGAGATATAGACATGGCACAACAGTGGAACGCTGACGGCAACTACTGGTTTGACGATACCCAGTTTGGCGCGGGTGGCGCGCCCGTCAAAAGCCAGTTTGATACATGGCTAGGCACGGTATCCGGCAATGCGCCGATGCAGGGCAAGGTCAAGAACTACCTGTCCGGGTTGCAAACCAACTACGGGCTGACCACGAACGATTTCGACAACGCCTTGAAGTCGTATGGCGCGACGTATTCCGATGGTGGGTTCCTGAACGACAAGAACGTGGGTTGGTGGGGTGAGGACGCCATGCTGCGGGCGTTCGGTACGGGCTTGGATACGCTCAACCCGAATGCCGCTTACAAAGGTTCGTGGCAATCGATGTACGACCAGAACGCAGAGAACCGGCAACAGAAGGACTTTGCGGACAGGTTTGCGGCCAATGAGGCGAACCAAGGCAGCGACTTCAGCGACCTCGGGGACATCCTGAAGGGCGTAGGGTTGGTAACGGGAATTGGCGGGCTTGCAGGGGCGTTTGGCGCCGGTGCGGGACTTACTGGTGGCGGTGGCGCAGACCTTGCCGCAGCGTTTGGTGATACCGGATTGGGCTACGGTGCTGGTAGTGCCTCGATGGGTGGGGCTGCGGGTAGTGGGCTTGCGGGTGTAGCCGATGCGGTTGGGTACTTGCCTAATACCGCCGAAGGTTGGGTTAGTCCATCAATGGGCGGGGAAGGTGGCGTTGCGGTTGACCCCGGTGCATCTACTTTTACAGGAACGCCGTCTAGTACGGGAGGCAATATGGATTGGTTGGATGAACTTATAAATCAGACTGGAACCGGAACCGGAACGCCTACTAGCGGCGATCCTCTGTCTGGACTGTTTGGCGACCAAACGGGCGGCTTCAATACAGGCGGGTCTGATTGGGCAACTAATGGGTTTAACGCCGATGGTTCAATCAATACCTCTGTGATGAATGCAGGGTCTAACGCAGCCGGTACATCAACCAACTGGCTATCCCAAATCGCCAAGGCCCCGGCCAGCATTCTCAAGTCGCTAGGATTGAGCGATTCTGACATTTCCACAATCGGCAAACTCGGCGCGGCTGGTCTAGGTGCATATGCGAGCAACCAGCAAAGCAACGCGCTTGCAGAACAAGCCGCCAAGTTCGCTGAGTTTGGCGCACCCTACCGGCAGCAACTTGCATCGTTGCAAAGCGATCCTGGCTCATTCCTGTCCTCGCCCCGCGTAACGTCCGCAGTCGATCAGGGAACCTCTGCTATGGCTCGGGCGTTGTCGGCGCGTGACGGCAATCCTACGGGGTCTGGAAGGGCATTGCAGGAGATGCAGAACTACGCGACCAATAGCCTGTACGGGCAACTGACGAATAGGGAGAACCAGCTTGCAAACTTCGGGGGCCTTTCAAACTTCAACGCGGCGGCTCCGAGCGCAAACCTTGCCAGCGTGCAACAGACCGGAAATATGTACAACGCCATCGGCGCGGGGATCAACGACATTTTCAACCCGCAACCGACCTACCTCGATTTGATTAAGGCGATGAAAGGGCTTGCGTAATGGCTTCCTTTGAAGGCGTGCTTGCCGGAATACCGGGGTATGGCGGGTATCTCGCCAAAGAAACGTATAACCGGAATCAGACACTTGGCGACATTCAACAAATGTCGGGCATACAGGGCATGCTTGCCAGTATGCAAAATCAACAAATCAAGAATGCGGCTCTTGCTAAAGAAAATGAACTGCGAGGGAAACTTGCGTCTTTGACGCCTGAACAACGCGCCAATCCTACGTTTATGCGCGACCTTGAGATTCAATATGCCGCGCCAAAAGATGCGCTAGCCGCGTTGTCTCGGAACCCGATGGAAAACGCATCCCCTACCGGAAAACTGATATTTGAGCGCGATCAAGCGTTGAAGAAAGGCGATACCAAAACCGCCGAGTTGTACACTCAAATGCTTAACAAAGGCACTCAAACGGAAGGTTCACAGACGCAGGAGTGGATGAATCATTTGCTTGGGGTTCAACAGAAAGCGCGCAATGGTCAACCGATTTCACCGGAAGACATGAGCAAAGCACAAATGATTTATGCTCATTTGACTATGCCTCGCGTTTTGCCGGATGGAAGTACCGCGCAGCCTAATTATCCAGATCAATTCAACCCTTCAAAGAATTTTGGTTTGGGCGTTTTGACGCAACCGTCTGCAACCGGGGTATTGAGCGCGGCACCTCCTACGCAATCTCCTGCGCCAGCAACTCCGCGTTCAGGGGCACTTTCTCAAGTAACTGCTGTTAATAGCCCAATTATTCCGCCTCGTGGAAATGATAGTTTGCAAATTCTTCGTGATGAATTGGCTGTTGCTAGACCAGAAGATAGAGCGGCGCTTGAACGTGAGATTGCTAGTGTTTCTGGCGGCGGTGTTCCAACAAACAATTCAGGCAATGCTTCAGTTACCGTAACAGGCAAGAAAAAATATGTTCGAGAAATGCCTGATGGTAATGGCGGATTGGTCGGAATCACTGCTGAAGGTAAAACGGAAAAGATACCGTTGCCTGAGGGTGTGCGCCTTGATTTGAAACCTGGACAAACTTGGAATCAAGAAACGCAGCGCGTTGAATGGCGACCCAACTCCCCTGAGTTTGCCAAGCAAAGTAACGCCCATGCTGGCGACCTTGATACCGTTGCCGCAGCGAAGGATATGGAGGCGCAAGTTACAACCAAGATCAACAACATTCTTGATCCGACGAAGAAAGGCGCGTTTGAAAACTTGTTTGGCGGATACAACGCAAAGTATGCAACGCAATTCATTCCGGGGGATGAAACTCAATCAATGAAGAAGTCGATTGAGTCGCTTAAAGACAATATGAAGACGCTTGGCAAGAACCTGTTGGTTAATGCTGGCGGCACGGGTATCGGGCAGATAACTGAACGTGAATGGCCGATTCTTGAGCGCCAGATAGATGCCATTGACCCGATGATGGGTGAAGCGGAAGCGCGGGCAGCATTCAAGAATGTAAAAGATGCATTTACTCAAATGACTAACCGCATGAAAATAAGGTATGAAACTGAGTGGGGTGATTCGCAGTTTTATAAAGGCGGAAAGCCAAAACAGCCCGGCCCTCCTGCTGCGCCTAAACCAAGCGCAGCCGACAACATCATCAACCAAGCCGACGCGATATTGAAAGGCCGGTAATGGCAACCGCTGAAGAATACGCATCGTGGATTGTCGCTAACGCTGACAAGAAAGGTACGCCCGAGTTCAACACGGTTGCGCAGGCGTACAACCTTGCAAAAGGTGGGATGGTCAAGCCTAAAGCGCCCATAGAAACCCCCGCCTTTGAGAAAGAGGCGGCGGCGACCATTGCCAATCCTGACAATGCTGCTGTTGCGTTCAATTCGGCAATGAAGGGTGTAGCGGGCATTCCCGATGCGATCCTGAACACTCCAAACAACCTATTGAACCTTGGCAAAGCGGCGGTTGGTACGGCGGCGACTGCTGCGGGTAGACCTGACCTTGCGCCCGATGTATCGCCTAATCCTGACCTTATCAAGCGCGGGTTGACTGCTGTGGGCGCAATTGATCCCGTAGCCGATCCAAAAGGCGCAGGACAGCGGGTGATGGACTCCGCTATTCAAGGCGGGGTAAGCATGGCGATGCTACCCTCCAATTCGTTGCGCGATATCCTGTCCAAGACCTTATACGGCGCAACCTCGTCAGGGGCAGGACAAGCGACTACGGAAGCCACTGGAAGCCCGTTAGCCGGTATGGCTGTATCTATGGCTACACCACTGGCTTTGAATGCTGCAAACGTTGCTGCGGTTCGTCGGCTGGATACACTTGCAGGCAGGCAATCGCTTAATCAAGAGCGTGATGCAACGCTGCGTGCTGCGCGTGAGGCTGGTTACGTTTACCCGCCCTCACAAGTGCGTGAAACGGGCATGGTCAACAATGCCTTGGAAAGCCTTGCTGGTAAAGCCGCGCTTGGGCAAGAGGCAACTCGTCGTAATGTTGAGGTTACGCAAAAATTGATGGCTAGGGAGTTGGGACTCCCTGAAAATACAGCTATTACTGAAACAGTATTACGTGATTTCCGAAACAAAGTTTCACAGCCTTACCGCGAACTTGAGGCAATCAGCCCAATTACCAAAACCATTTTTGAGCGGTTGAAGGACGTTCGCAATCAAGCGCAATTGGCATGGAAAGAGTATGGAGCAAGCGCCAAACGTTCCGCCATGAATGATGCGCAACGATTCGATGGACAGGCGGCGCGACTTGAAAATCAACTAGAAGGGATTGCGAACAACACCGGAAATCCTGCGTTGATGGATAGGGTGCGTGAAGCTCGGACGCAACTTGCCAAATCGTATGAGATTGAGCGTGCGTGGAATAGTGCAGATGCAACAATTGCCGCTCGTGAACTTGGTACGGTTCTAGACAAAGGCAAAAAATTGACTGGCAACCTTGAAACAGTTGCCAGGGCCGGATTGGCGCGTGATACAAGGCCATACATGGGTGAAGGCGCAACCACTCCGGGCATTAGTGCCCTTGCGCCTGTGTCTGCCGGTATGGGGGCCGCTGCAAGCATGGCAAGCGGCAATGTCGGTCCAGCCTTGATGGGTGTTGGAATCCCTTTATTGCGCGGCCCTGCTCGTTCGCTTCTACTTTCTGACTTGTATCAAAACGCAATGCAACCTTCATATACAGGTGGGCTACTGACGCGAAAATTAGCCAATATTTCACAGCCAAGACCTGCCGAGATAGGGCTTGCTGGATTGCTAAGTTCTCTAAGGCAGGAATAACATGGAATACGCTGAAATCCTAAAACTTTACGGGCCAATGGCAATTGGTTGGATTATTGCCGCCTATCTCGGGCAGTTCATCCTTAAACGTTATGACGCTGACATCGAGGCAAAGACAAAACTTGCCTTGGCATTGCAATCACTTGCTGATTCGGTAAAGGGGCGGAAAGATGCTTAAAAAACTGTGGTGGTGGGTCAAGGTTCGCATGTTCCCAAGACTGGATCGCAGAGCAAAGCCAAGAGCTAGAAAGATGCAGCATGCGGATGACATGCTCAAGACGGCTATCATTGACTTTACTGATGCCGTAAAAGGCGGAAACGACATTCACTTTCGGTAATGCGGGTTGCCATCACATTCACCCTAATGGCTGCGTTAGCGCATTGGTTGCTATCGCCGGAAGGCGTGGAAGCGGTGGCGACGTTGACCCTTTTCCTTGCAATCCTTTGGCGAATGAAGGTGATCTATGGGCATGAGAATGAAGATATTTATTCTGGTGACGGTTGCAATGATCGCCAAGCTGATGGGCAAGATATTTAACGGGGTGATACCGTGAACCTGACTCTGCAACGCCAACCGTCCTACAAAACCGCCACGTTCGGAAGCCTGGACATTGATGGTGATTGGTTCTGCCACGTCCTCGAAGATGAAATCCGCGAGGTTCCTGGCAGACCTGTAGCGGAATGGAAGGTACACGGCAAGACCGCCATACCCGCAGGACGCTACCGCATCACGCTGGAAGCCTCGCCACGGTTCGGGACCGATACCATCACCATCAACAACGTACCGGGCTTTGTAGGCGTTCGGGTGCATGGCGGCAACACGGTAGCGGATACCGAAGGTTGCCCGTTGGTGGGTTCGCTGATTGACCGGGAAGCCTGCCGGATTAGCGGGGCGCAGGCGTCAGGCGTGCTGACTGCGCTGAAGGCCAAGATTCGGGAAGGGCTGAATCAGGGCGAAGTGTGGATTGATGTGGTGAATCCGTGAAAACCCTATCGATGCGCCCCTATCCTGGCAATGTGCATATCGCCGCGACTCGCAAGGAGTACCAAGCCAAGCATAAGGAAATGTTCGGCCACAAGGATGAGGGGCTTACCAAGTCCAATTCCGGGCGCATGACCGGGCGAACGCTTGAGCCCAAAGGGGTGGAGTATCTCGTATGGGGTGCCGCGCCCTGCTACCTCGCGCACGAGATTGCTCATGTGATCCTGAACAGTTTCGAGTCCACCGGGATTAACCCATGTGCGGCAGGTGGCGAGCCGTTCTGCTACATGCTTTCTCAACTACTGCTTGAAGCGTGGGAATGATCCCCTTCGCCCCGCAACTCCTAGCCGCTACCGTATGCCTCGCCATCGGCTTTGGTGGCGGCTGGAAGCTCCAATCCCTGCGATGGGAAGCATCCCTCAAGGAAGCCGCCGATAAGCGCGTGGAAGCCGTCAACCAGGCGCGGGAACGGGAGCACGAACTAGGCAAGGTTCACGAAACGATTGCCACGACACTGGAAAGGAGCAAGACCGATGCGCTCAGGAAAAAAGATGCTGTCATTGCTGACCTGCGTAACGGCTCTCTCCGGTTGCGCCTCCCAAGCGATTTGCCCGGAACCAGTGCGCCTGCCGCCTCCCCCTCCCAGTGTGATGGTGCATCAGGAAGCGAACTTCCTCGAATCACTAGTGAATTTCTTCTCGCCCAAGCGGCAAGAGCCGACGAAATAGTTTTGCAGTTGCAGGCGTGTCAGGCTATTTTGCGGGCGGATCGGCAGCCATAGCGGCGTCGATGGCGGCGTCCGTGTAGCCTTTTCCGCTGATTGCAATTGATCCTGCTACAAGGCGAACGCGAGCGCGCATAGCGGCGTCATCGTGATCTTCGACAAGCCACCTATACCTAGCCGCATCCTTCCGCGCCTCGGCAAGTTCCCGCAAAGCCTCATCGCGCTCGGCGATGAATTCTGCCCGCGCATTTTCTTCCCTGTTCATGTAGTCAATGAGCAGGTTTGCTTCGGTCATTGATATGTCGCAGGTGTAGTGCAGGTGCTTGCGCGTCCTCGGCGTATCAGATTCGCTCATGGCATTTGCTCCCACCCCATTATTGCGCGAAGTTCTTTCTCGTACACGCGATGCCATAAGAGCATTCTTTGTAGATCAACTATTGGCGTCCCGTAACTAAAAATCAGCGTATTGTCAGCTTCTTGGCGTGCTAGGCGCATCGCTTCAGCAATGTCTGGTGTATCGCTCATGTTCAATTTTCCTCGGAATTTATACACGTCGCGGGGATGTGTGTAGATTTCATGCGAATGGCGTCATTTAATTGCGCTTCCCGAATCATCCACTCAGGCGCGCTTGCAAGAGCCGCAGACCTTCTTTGCCGCAACCATTCTGCACGTTCGCTGTTGTAGTCGGGATGGCTCGGGTCATAAATCCAACGCATGTGTTCGTCAGGCTCAAGCGACATCATGGCTTCGGCTCCAGGGCGCGGATGTTTTCCGCAAGGTCGAACACGTCTTCTGTGATCGGCTCGCCGCAGCAAATCGTTTCAACGCTGCCCATGTATTCGCCGCCAGTGGTGTAGTTTTCGCAACACCGGATCGCACCATCAGCCACCTTCGCCGCCATTTCCCTCGCCTCGGCGAACCCGGCGAGTCGGCCTGCTTGGTAGGCTTTGAAAGCTACGCCCGTAGACGTTACGCCGTTCAATTTTGCCCACGCCTCAAACGCTGCTCTCGTGTCCATCATTCCTCCTCTTTAGGCAACGCAAACGGGAATTGCTCTTTGCACCGCTTGCACCGCCACCATTCACCATCGCCATAACAGGCAAGATAGGCAATGTGCTTGTCCTCCCCGCAATTTGCGCAATACGGGCGCTTTTCATCGTTGTCCATCATTCCTCCTTCATTTCCGCCAGTTCAGGCCGAATCTTCACCACTGCAATATATTCCAGCCCGACCCGGAAAACATGCGCGTTCAACGCCTTCCAGTCCGGGCCTAGCGCATCGGGCGCAACGGGGATGGGGTAGCAGGGGCGGGCGTGTTCGATGTGCATGCTAAGCGGGCTGCTCAGATGGTACAAGAACCAGTTCGCCGCGTTCTTGAATGCGCCCCGCGCCGGTTGCTCGGTACATTTCGCGGTGAATCGGGCACAGGTGTAATTCTTCGCGCAACTCGCAGGCATGAAATCCGCACAATGGTAAATCGCATGTCTTGCCTTCGCCTACCGGGAAATCACATAGGTAGTCAGACGGGTCGCCGCATGAATTGCAAGGCGTAATCGCTTCACCGCAGATCCAGCCTATTGGCTTGCGATCCTTGCCCCTGACAATGCCGCATCCCATATCTAATTACTCCCATTCAATGCCCCGAGATTGGGGCGGATTTTCGCCGGGTGGCGGTTAGGCGGCTGTCAGAAGGTCGCGCTTTAACGACGCTATTGCTTCTTGTTTCGTGTCTCCAAATCCAACTGGAGATTCCTGCAAGTTGATGAAGTCAGGCATCACTGCGCACCATGCGTTTCCATCCATGAACGCGCGAATCAGCGGCCCGCCATGAATCGGGCAGGCAAGCGCGGGGACGTAACCGTTATATCCGCCATCTGCTCGCTGGTACTCGCCAACACCAGCATTCCAAACCACTTTGGCGCGTGGTTGTTCACCATAAGCGGGGGCGTCACAAAATCCAGCAGGCAATCCGCCACGCCACATTGGCACGGAGCATTTGCCTTCGCCAAATTCGTTCAGGGTGCGATGGTGGTCTGACAGGGTAGACATATCTAATACTCCGTTCCCACAAGGGGCAAATTTCCGAAATTCGGCGTTGTTCGGCGTTAGACAAAAACTGCTGTTTTGAGTCTAAGAGTTGGGGTTAGGAGGTGTTACAAACCGTGGGGTTTTGTACAGTGCCGCTACAGTCTTGGTTGCAGTGCGTCATTGTGTTGCTGTCTATTAGACTATCTAACAGAATCCGTTTTCATTGCCGCCCCGATCTCCGCTGAGGCGAGGACAATGGCGCGGCGGGTGGCGGCGTAGTCCGCAGGAGTAATGCCGGGAGGATCGCCGGGGTTCCCTGAAAGCACCGCCGGGAAATCATCGGTGTCCGTTCGTGTGCAGACAACGGACCCTGCACTTTCATGATCGTTGCAAATGGTCAACCCCAACTTCACCGCCAGCCGCAGCGCATCGCCATCGTTATGCAGCGGGTTCCAGAACATGCCGCTGAACTTGTCATCACTCCAGTACATGCCAAACCCTTCGTCATATTCAATGGCCATCCCCGCCGCTTTCGCGGCCAACTCCAAAAGTTCGCGGTCGGTCATTTCGCAGCCTCCTGCACGGTAAAAAGTCCACGCCAATACCGATATTGCCCTGCCGTTTCGCGCCTTGATTGCCAGCGCTTTTTCGCAAAACTGGACCGTTGCAGGTATCTGCGTTGCGTTGAACGCGCACCAGCAACGAGTTGCCACGCCGGGCGCCACAATTGCCCTTTGATGTGGGCCACGCGGAAACGGTAGCGACCTTTCATTTCGCCCCCATGATGGCGTCGAGTGCGCTATTCCAAGCTAGCGCCATAGTTCTTGTCGTAGGCCCATCACCACTGCTGTATGCCTTCCTCTCCGGCACCCTCACCGCCACGCTAGACCAGTCGGCGGGGGCGGCGGATGGTTCGCCCCTAAAAGTTGCGCCACAGAACTCGGCTTGATACCAAGCGCCCATCCCGCGTGCAATGCCCTTGGCTTCATACGCCCTGCCTCGGTTGAAGTCGGAATCTTTGCCGTGGCATTCATCGCCGGTTGCCTCGCACAACGCATAGACTTCGTGCAATACTCTTGCGCCACTGTCTTGTGCATTATCGCCATCAGTAACCGGCACAATCCGCCCCACCACGCGCCCGTCTGCGTCGAGGATTTCGCCCTGGGAGTTGCCTCGGAATAGGTGGGTGGCGTCAGTCATGGGCGGCACCTCGGGCGGTGACTACTGCTGCCGCAACAGCCTGCTGTAAAAGTCGCGGAAGGGTTTTTGTTATCGCTTCAACCCATACCAATTGCTCCTTCGCCACCGCCTCCGCAATCGCGGCTTCGTGGTCGGAATGCAAGACGTATGCGCCTGTTGGGTGTTCGCCTGTCGCGCTGTACCGTTTCATGCCCTCTCCTTGCGCGCCTCGATGGAGGCGACCTGCAATTGCGTTTCCACGTTTTGGCTGACCGGTTCGGACAACGTTTTGCGTGTCGCGGCGATGGCGGCGTCATGCTGATGGATTTCGTCGCCTGACAGCAGCATGTCATGCGCGTTCTGGCGCCTGGCTGTTTCCCATGCCGCACGCAACGCCGCCGCCTCGGCCCTCGCTTCGTCGCGCTCAATGGCAACAGGTGCCCACTTGATAGTCATGCGTTGCAACTCTGCCTGTGCGGCGGCGAGGTCGGTCTTTTGTTTGACTATCAGCGCGACCAACTCCGCTTGCCCGTGGCCATGAGGGCGGTCCAAGCCGCACACAGGACAAACGGGCGACGCTTTTGGTAAGTGCGTCTCTCGCTTGAGCATGTCGTCTTTTGGCTCGGTGAGAGCGCGCAAGTGGGCTAAATCTTCGTTTGCTAAGTCGTCTTTCATATCGAACCTTTCTCGCTTGCAAATCCCAGCATCCGTATCCCAATTTCAAAACACTGCGCGGCGTTTTGCAGCGATGAACTGATGCCGTGAAACTGCGATCCGTAGGTGTTATCCGTTGACCGTATGACAACTCCGGCGTTCAGGATTTCGCCGCGCTTGGCCCTTTCTAGTGCGTCCTCCAGCATGCGAATGATGTCGGCGTCGGTTTCTCTGGTCCTGCCGATTTCCTTAACCTTGCCCATTTTGAGCGCCTCTCACTTGATCGTTGGCTCCATCATTTGCCTTTCAATATTTCATCAGCGGCCCGCTTGTTGAATTGCCGCACATGAACGGCACGAATGCCGCCCTCACCACAGAACCGCAGGATGTGCTGCCACGCCTCCTCATTGCGATGCCGTGCGGCCAACAATCGGCAGTTCTCAAGCGCCAAAAATTGAGCGTGATTTAGTTCGGCAAGCGCATCGCACTCATTGCGCAACGCATCCCGCTCTCTGATGAGATTAGAAATCTTGCTTTCCCTCGCCCCGCAAGCGTCATAACAGTCGCCGGGGACAACCCCACAGGAGCACCTAGGCATTTGTCAGCGCCTTCATTAAGGTCAGGACAGCAATGTTATTTTTCAGCGCATGCCCCTCGCTATCAACATAGTCGCCAATGTCAATTTGATGCAGCAGGGCGTTTGCTCTCTTGCGCAAAGCATCCCGCTCTGCCTGCGCGGCGGCGAGGTCGCGCTCTAGGGTGGCGATGCGCTCGTTCCCCGCCAAGTGCTCCGCTTTCCAGTATTCAGCGGTTTGCCGCGCACCATTAGAGGCGTCGGCAGCGGCCGCATTGATTGCCTTGTTCACAACGTCCAAAGGGACGCCGCCTTCATCAATCAACTTTACGTGACGGCGCAATTCACCGACTGCCATCAGGTCGCCTTCTTCTAACGTGCCGTGACGCTGCGCCAACGTCCATGTGTTCCTAGCGCGAACCCACGCCTCTTCCAGAGTGACAGCCTGCGGAAAATAAGGTTGATCTTCGTTCATGTCGTTTGTCCTGCGCGAATGCGCTTCAGTGTGCCCGCTAGCAAATGCGACTGGTAGTAATCGCCGCTGTTGTCCTCGGAATCGCAGACCCCCATGCCATCGCGCTTCCACGAAATACCGTCTATTTCAACCAGCAACGCTTCCAGCGCGGCGAGGTCGCGCTTTAGTTGGGCGATGCGTCCAGTCATGTCCGTAAGCCATCCAGTGTGAGAGTGTTGATTCATTCGCCACCCACAATCAGCACGTAACCCGCCAACTTCAAGCAGCCCATCGCGGTTTCGCACTTGTCTATGTCGGGACAGATGCACTCATCAGGTTTGCCAATGTCGCTGTAGCGTACCCATGCGCCCTCAGTAGCTTCAACCATGATCGGGCCGTCTGCTATTTCAACGATGTCGTATCGCTTCATTTCGATCCTCCTAGCGCCGCTTCGATGCGCTCAACCAGCCTGTCATACAACTCTTGTCCGGTCGGGTGCATCTTTTCGCGGCTGGTGGTGAATATCTTGGCGTGACGCAACTCAAGAAAAGCCTCCCGCAGCAACCCTTCCAGCGCGGCGATGCGGTCAGGCTCAGGAACAAACGTGGTTTCACCGTTTGGGCACTTGTACAAGTTGTGCTCGCCCCACACAACTTTGCAGTTGGCGCAAACCACATCAGGCTCAAAATCAGTATGGTCAACCATCATTCCACCCCATAGCGACGCAGATGCGCTTACGAAGATCATCCGACACCCGGAGCCAGTTATTGATAGCCCCACATTCATTCAACTCAGTCAACACCCTCTCCAGGGCGGCGATGCGCGGGTCGGGATGGGCGTAGAGTTTTGTGCCGATTGGCAGCGCGTAAATCTTGAACGGATCAATCCAACTTTTCTTTCCTTCGTAGTAATGCCCCCGACTGTGATAATCCGGCTCTTTTTGGACCACCAGCACCGGCTCACCCTGCGGCTCGGCGGGTTGCTTGGCTTGGGCGCGGAGTTCATTGGCGCGAAACTTGAAATGTTCCGCAAGAATGTTCCCGTTGAAAATGCGATCTCCAACTCTGCCCCAATATTCAACTTCTTCGTCAAACGCCTCCGCCTGGGCGATCAGTTCGCGCCCTCCCGCTAACTCTGCTATCAGTTTTTCAACCATGTAGCACCTGTCCGGTTAGTTTCTCCCGCACAATCATTCCCGGCGCTTCGTAGGTCGGACGATGCAGCGACTTCGGCGGCACCCATACGGGCGACTTCAGCACGTTGCCGTGATTCGTTTCCGTGCGCACTGGGACCAACTCAAACAGAATGTCAGGCGCTCCCGGCTTCTGCCCCTTGACTTGCCGCACTACGCCATCCGCTTGCAAATAGCCTTTAGCGTTGCGGATGCTTTCGAGTTCGTAGCCGGTAAGCGTTGCAATCATGCGTAGGGATTTCGGGCCATCGCGGAGTGCGTCACGTATGGATTGTTTGATGCTCATGCTTCACCGCCTTCCGTGCTTGCCTTTGTCAATTCCTCTTTGCGCACGTCCTTGGCATCGGTCCATGTTTTCTTGTCCGTGCATGCCTTCCATACCGTGCCAAGTTCTTCAAGCGTTGCTGCGGCCTTGATACGCGCGCCCCAGTCGATTGGCTCGGCAACCTTCAGCGGATGCACGGTAAACGGCTTGCGGCTCCCCTTGGTGGCTGTCAATGCCATCACCATAGGCGCGTTGATGTGCGACAGGTGGCTAATGCGAATGCCGCCAACCTCCATTCCCGCCCACTTCACGGACGGGTCACGGTACAGCGTCATGCTGCGCCCTGTGTATTCCTTCGCGTCCGCGCCCCATGCGGCAACCAAAACACGATTCATCGACTTGCAGGACTTGTAAGGCTTGCCGTTGTCGCCCTCATAGTGGATGGAAACAGGTTGCTCCTGCCCGCCGCGAATGGTGACTTCGGTAACCTTGATAGTGATCGGGCCTGCGATCAGGTCATCGCTGTTCAGTTGGTCCGACTTCGGGACGATGGCTTGCGTCATGTCGTTCATGTGTACATCTCCTGTTCAATCCTGCGTTCTGTTTCGATCAGTCGCGCATCCGATGCCAGTACAGAGTCATACCGTTGGCGCGCTGCTGCTAAACGTGCTTCAAATGCTGATGCTGCGGTAACTATCGCGTCCTGTATCTTGGGATCAGGAAATACGCGCACAGTCGCCATGTACAACCCGCCGCAGTAACTAATCAGGTCGCACCATTCGCGTTCGCTGACTAGTAGGCCGGTCTGTACCTGAATCATGTAGTCGGGGTCAATCTGCTTGGCTGGCACGTAATCAA